GCATACGATGACTAAATATTGATAGTGAGATGAGGAGGTCATTATGCACAACCTGATATCACATAATGAACTAGCATCCTGGAAGTGGGATCAAAAACAATCAATTGATGAGAAATACGATCAAGTTTCCGAGTACTTCCAGTGCATCTCAGAATGTGGTATAGTCGATCATCAAGCAAGGAGATTCTGCAGACACATCCTAACTGAGAACTAGCAAAAGAAAACCAAAGGAGTTAACACCAAAGCCCCCTGCACCTTAAATAAGTGTGGGGGGTTGGTTCGTGTGACAGTTTAGGAAGTGGTTGCAAGGGGTTTGAAAACCTCCTGGATGATGTAGACTATTCACATAAGCAAGAGACCCACCATGCCTGTCAACTATGAAGTCAAGTCCCAGCTAGCAAAGTTGCTTGCTACTGAGGATCTTGTGGTTGAGCATAAGCAGGTTGCAACTGCACAGTTCAATGTTGAGACTAGGGTATTGACCCTGCCAATGTGGAAACGTGCTTCCAACAGTGTCTATGATATGCTTGTGGGTCATGAAGTAGGACACGCATTGTTCACTCCTGATGATTGGAGTTGGGAAGGAACTGTGCCCCAACAGTTTGTCAATGTGACAGAGGATGCACGCATTGAGAAACTTATGAAACGTAAGTATCCTGGTCTATTCAAATCATTTAATGCTGGTTACAAAGAACTGGCAAGGGATGACTTCTTCTGTATTGAGGATGAAAATGTTGATGATATGAACCTGGCAGATCGTGCCAACCTGTACTTCAAGATTGGTGATTATGTTGATATCCCTCTCTATGATGATGAGATGGATATCATCAAACAGATCAGTGATGCTGAGACCTTTGATGATGCAGTAGCAGCAGCAAAGGCATTGTATGCCTATTGCAAGAAACCCAAGCAAGAGTCACAACCTTTGATTCAACCACCACAGACTGGTGGTTCAGAAGGTGGTGAGCAAGGTGAACAACAACAGCAGCAGACTCCACCACCAGAAGCATCTGGTGATTCTCAGGAAGAACGCCCTGACCTTGGTCCTGATGAGACCAACTATGAGGAGAGGATTGAAGAAGAGATTGCTGAAAATGCTGAACCACAAGTTCAGACTGACCAGACCTTTGAAGAACGTATTGAAGAATTCAATGGTAACTTGGAAGCAGGTTATGAGAATGAATACATTGAAGTTCCTGATTTTGAACTAGATAAAATCATTGTGCCCTTCTCTGAAATCAGAGAAAAGTTTGACTGGGCAGAGGATCTTTATTCAAAGAGTGAAGATGAAGTTTATAAGTGGGTAGACCATCAGTATGCTGAGTTCAAAAAGTCAGCACAGAAGGAAGTCAATTACCTGGTGAAGGAGTTTGAATGTAGGAAGTCTGCTGATGCTTATGCTCGTGCTGCTACTTCTAGGACTGGTGTTCTTGATTGCACCAAACTTCATACTTACAAATACAATGAAGACCTTTTCAAGAAGGTAACTATTCTCCCTGATGGTAAGAATCATGGTTTGATTTTTATCCTTGATTGGTCTGGTTCTATGGCTGACTCTATTGTGAGTACAATCAAGCAACTCTTTAATCTGATTTGGTTCTGTAATAAGTGCAACATCCCATTTGATGTGTATGCCTTCACCACTTCATATGTCAGAGATGCTGATGAAGAAAGAACACCACATGTATGGGAAGAGGGTAAGTTCATTCTTTCTGGTGATTTCAAGTTGATGAATTTTCTGACTAGTCGTGTCAAGAAAAAGGAATTGGAAAAGCAGATGTTGTCTCTTTTCAGACTTGCAAACAATTTCAGGTGTTATGCTTTATACAACTATCCAGCAGAGTTTGGTCTGTCTGGAACTCCATTGAATGAGTCAATCATTGCACTTCACAAGATTATCCCTGCATTCAAAAAAATGCATGGACTTCAAAAGGTAAACTGCTTTATCTTGACTGATGGTGAAGCAAACTCCCTTATGATGGCAAGGGAGGGTGCATATGGTGGCAGAGGTTGTAAGCATGTATATGCAGGCAGTTCTTACCTGCGTAACAGGAAGACAGGTCACACCTATATGTTCTCACATGAATACTATCAGTTCACACAAGTTCTTCTTGAAAATCTAAAAGAAGAGAACAAAGACTGTAACTTCATTGGTATTCGTCTTTGTGGTGGTAGAGAATTTTCATCCTTCATCAAAAGGTATGAATTGATTGCTGATTCTGATATGAAAAAGATTCAGAAACAGAAGTATTATGATATCAAAGGCACAGGTTACACTTCTTACTTTGCCATGATGACTTCTGCACTTAACAATGATGCTGATTTTGAAGTGGAGGAAGGTGCTTCCAAAGCAAAAATCAAGTCTGCTTTTGTTAAGAATCTTAAAACCAAGGCACTAAATAAGAAAGTTCTTGGTAAGTTCATGGAACTGGTTGCCTGACAAACCAGTCCACACACTGTCCACTGAGGGGTGTCTGACCCCTCTCCATCCTTTATAATTGATCTGTTGAAACAAACCACTATGGCACTCTCCACTGAATACGTTCTCTCCTCTCTCAACAACCTATATGGATCAGAAGTAGTTGCTGCTGACATTCGTGCCTGGTGTGCAATGAATGGCACTACCTATCAGACTGTCACCAAGAAACTTGATGACTACAAAGTTGGTCGTGGTAAGTGGAACCTGACTGTCAAGGAGCAATTGGAACAATCCTTTGAGGCACCTGCTGCACAACCTGCATTTGAACAGAACCTTATCCCAGTAAAAGATGATACCTTCGTCCAGTTTGGTAATTTCACAGATATTAAAAAAATTATTAAGTCCAATCTTTTCTACCCTGCGTTCATTACAGGTCTCTCTGGCAATGGCAAAACGTTCTGTGTTGAGCAAGCGTGTGCCCAACTCAAAAGAGAACTGATTCGTGTAAACATCACCATTGAAACTGATGAAGATGATCTTATTGGTGGCTTTCGTCTTGTTAATGGGGAAACTGTATGGCATAATGGACCTGTCATTGAAGCACTCCAAAGAGGAGCAGTCCTGCTACTGGATGAGATTGACCTTGCTTCAAACAAAATCCTCTGTCTCCAATCCATTCTTGAAGGTAAAGGTCTGTTCCTGAAAAAGACTGGTCAGTACATCACTCCTAAGAAAGGTTTCCAGATCATTGCTACTGCCAACACCAAGGGTAAGGGTTCTGATGATGGACGTTTCATTGGCACCAATGTCTTGAATGAAGCATTCCTTGAAAGGTTCCCTGTTACCTTTGAGCAGTCCTATCCCTCTCCTGCCACTGAGCAGAAGATTCTTGAAGGCATTGCTCTGGACCTGGGTATTGAGGATCGTGCCTTCTGTAAGCACCTTGTGGATTGGGCAGACATCATTCGCAAGACCTTCTATGATGGTGGTATTGAGGATATCATCAGCACACGTCGTCTGGTTCACATCATCAATGCTTTCAGCATCTTCAATAGCAAGGAGAAAGCAATCAGTGTCTGCATCAATCGCTTTGATGAAGAGACCAAAGCATCCTTCTTGGAATTGTATGACAAGGTTGATGCTGACTTCCAAATGATTGACAATGACCAATCTGCTTGATATAATTAATGACAAACGCTTGGAGTTTACTTTACGATACTATGACTGAACACTCAAAGTTTTATTATGAATATGATCGTAATGATCCAGGAAGAACATCTCTTGGAATCACTAGTGCCACAGAAAAAGACTACAATGATTTTTGGGAAATGGATGGAATTAGTTTGACTGGTAATCCTTATGCAGGTCCTGACTCTATCAATCTTACTGCTGACCCAGTAATTCTTGGTGGTAGTGGTCAGGATACAATCTCCTTTGATTACACACCTGTTCCTGATCTTCCTTCCACTGATAACAACAATGGTCGTTGGAAGTATCATGAAGATGTAATCATCAAAGACATCACTGACTATGTTGGTGGCACCTATCGCAGTCACTACACTGGAACTGCTAATGGGTTCAAGGATATTCAAACTATTGATTTGATGGCAGCAAAGGGACTAGCATCTGCTTTCTGTCAGTCAAACATCCTCAAATATGGCAGTCGTTATGGTGCCAAAGATGGTAAGAGTAAAGTTGATTTGCTGAAAGTAATTCACTATGCTATGCTTCTTCTACACTTTGATGACCACTATAAGGTCTCTGACTATCCATTTTGATAATGAAACTACGCAACCATATGAAACTTTCTGAAACAACTGTAAACCTCCTTAAAAACTTCTCTTCCATCAACCAGTCTATTCTATTCAAAGAGGGTAGCAAACTGCGTTCTATTTCAGTGATGAAGAACATCCTGGCAGAGGCAACAGTTGAGGAGTCCTTTCCAAAGGACTTTGGTATCTATGACCTGAACCAGTTCCTTAATGGTCTGTCTCTCCATGCAAGTCCTGAACTGGACTTCAAGAGTGATGATTATGTGATGATTAGGGAAGGCAAGATGCGCTCCAAGTATTTCTTTGCTGACCCCACAGTTATTGTTGCTCCTCCTGAGAAAGAGATCTCTCTCCCCACTGAGGATGTTTGTTTTGAACTGACAAGTCAACAACTTGAAAAACTCAAAAAAGCAGCATCTATCTATCAACTTCCTGATGTATCTGCTATTGGTGAAGCAGGTGTAATTAAACTTGTAGCACGTGATAAGAAGAATGATACATCCAATGATTTCTCAATCGTGGTTGGTGAGACTGATGCTGAGTTCACATTCAATTTCAAGGAAGAGAATTTGAAGATTGTTCCTGGGTCCTATGATGTAGTGGTCTCTTCCAAACTCCTGTCTAGATTCACCAATCAAAACATTGATGTCACATACTTCATCGCACTTGAACCTGACTCAACCTTCGGTTGATATACCCCTTAGAATAGTAGGCAGTATTGGTGTCATTACTGCCTATTTTATTGTGCTACATGTCAATGTAACAGTGGGTGTATGTCTGCATTTTATAGCAGACTTAATCTCTGTTCCTTACTTCATCAGGACAAAATCATGGGATGTAGTTGTTATGCTTACATTTCTTTTGTTTATTGGTGGAAGTAAATTGTTATGAAAAAAGATTATGATGGTCCTCTTTATACTCCCTGGTCTAAAGTTGTAGAGGGCAAAAAGAAATTTATTGAATGGTTGAAAAAACAGGAGAAAAATGAGTCGTAGTGAATTTATTTGGGTTGAGAAGTATCGCCCCAAGAAGATTGAAGAGTGTATTCTTCCTGACAATACAAAGAAAACATTCCTTGACTTCCTAGATAAGGGAGAGGTTCCTAACCTTCTTCTCTCTGGACCTCCTGGATGTGGTAAGACCACTGTCGCAAAAGCACTGTGTGAACAATTAGGAGCAGACTACTATGTCATCAATGGATCCGATGAAGGACGATTCCTGGATACTGTCAGAAACAATGCGAAGAATTTCGCTTCGACCGTCTCACTTTCGTCAAGTTCTAAACACAAAGTCATCATCATTGACGAAGCTGACAACACAACCCCAGATGTACAACTCTGCTTACGGGCGTTTACTGAGGAGTTCATTGGCAATTGCAGATTCATCTTCACCTGCAACTACAAAAACAAAATCATCCAACCCCTTCACAGCAGGTGTTCAGTCATTGACTTCTCCCTCAAAGGAAAAGAACGACAACTCCTTGCAGGACAGTTCTTCAAAAGACTCCAAGAAATCCTGGATCAGGAAAGTATTGGATATGACCCAAGAGTTCTTGCAGAACTAATCAACAAGCACTTCCCTGATTGGCGTAGGGTGCTGAATGAATGTCAAAGGTATGCCTCTGGTGGCAACATTGACTCAGGCATACTTGCAAACTTTTCTAATGTAAAGACTGATGATCTCTTTAAACACCTCAAAGAAAAAGATTTTACGAAAGTACGTAAATGGGTCGTTGATAATCTGGACAATGATCCTACTGTCCTTCTTCGCAGTATTTACGATGCTTGCTATTCATCCCTTGAAGGTTCTGCTATTGCTGCTGCTGTGCTCATCATTGCTAAGTATCAGTATCAGAGCAGCTTTGTCGCAGACCAAGAAATAAACATGCTTGCTTGTCTTACTGAAATTATGGTGGAGTGTCTATGACAGATGCAGAGATGAAGGAAAATGAAAGAAAGATTTTCATTCAAATTCAGCTAGATAATGTATGCAAGTTGTTGGGTGATGGAGTTCTCCAACACAAAACAATTGTTAATTCAAGGAGTGAAGTTAAGTATCAGTACACAATTACCTACACTGAGGAACAATGAATTTACCATTCTTATTTGCAAGTGCTATGTTACTTGCAGGTGGTCCTGCCTTAGCACATAAGTCACACCACCACCATCATCATTGGAACTATCCTGCTCATAGGCATTACCATTGTCATACTAAAAAAGGTTATTGTCACATCCATAGACACACTCATGGTGGTCCAGGTGAAGGACATCATGGTAAAAAGTGGATGCATCCAGTTGGTCCACGTGATAAGTATCATATTGTACCATTACCAGATAAACATTGGCATTACTCTGAACCAACATTTGAGTTACACATTCACTAAACGCTAAATTATTATGATGAAGTCTTTGAAAACACCTCTGAGGTATCCAGGTGGCAAATCACGTGCTCTTACGAAGATTGTTCCACACATTCCTGATCTATCATCTTACCGTGAGTACCGTGAACCTTTTCTTGGTGGTGCCTCAGTGGCAATCCAGGTTTCCAAAATGTATCCATCCATTGATGTCTGGGTTAATGATCTGTACACCCCACTCGTAACTTTCTGGCAGCAGTTGCAGGAGAGGGGTTCTGAGATGGCAGAGTTCCTGGGTTCACTTAAAAGATTTCATAACACACCAGATAAGTGTAAATTGCTTTTCAATTCATCCAAGGGTCATCTAAATGATGATAGTGTGGGTGACTTTGCCAAGGCATGTGCCTTCTACATTGTAAACAAGTGCTCCTTCTCTGGTCTTACAGAGTCATCATCTTTCTCTAAGATGGCATCAGAGAACAACTTCTCTATCAGAGGTATTGAAAGACTGCCAGAGTTTCAAAAGATTATTGCTGGATGGCAGATTACAAATCTATCCTATGATGAACTTCTAGATGAGTCATCTGAAAGGAAAGCATTCATCTATCTTGATCCACCATATGACATCAAAGACAGTCTCTATGGTAAGAAGGGTAGAATGCATAAAGGATTTGATCATGACAAATTTGCACGTGACTGTTCTGATTGCAGCATGGATATGCTTATCTCATACAACTCAGATGCCCTTGTAAAGTATAGGTTTAGTGAGAGTTGGAAAACTGCTGAGTTTGATCACACATATACATTGAGATCAGTTGGCACTTACATGCGTGAGCAGAAAGAAAGAAAAGAACTTTTGCTATTTAATTATGAAAAAAGTATGGAGACTGTGGAAGTAC